ACCTCCCTTTAGAAGAGCCCATGTGTCTAAAAGGCCCCCAATTTAATTTACTAAATTTCTGGGAGTTATCCAACTTTTTATCTGTAACTTCTACACGTTTAGTGAAACCTCTATTGGACTGCTGCACCTTGGCAAAAGCTATCAAGGCACAAAAAGCCACAAGCCGGTCTACGTTTAGACCATCCTGGTAGGCCTGCATCTCCTTTAAAAGCATGGGATCAGGTATACGTTCCACCCCGTAGATGGTTTTGACAATCTCTCCGTCAGCTTTGGTCTCGTGGTCCAGCTCTTCTTTAAGGAATTCTATTCCATAAGACAGGATGGTTCCTTTAAACAGTGTACCCACGTTTTTCCACCCGTATTCCTGGAACACATTACGGTTGGCCCCAATGTCTTTTAGAAAAAGTATCATGTCTTTGGGCACCAGGTAACGCTGTTTCTTTTTAGAAATCATATACTGAATAAACAGGGCTACGTTATTTTCCACCACTGTCCAGGCGTTATACCACTCGATCATCATCTCCAGGCGTTCATGGGTCTTGTTAAGATCATCAAACCTCCCACACCAGGAGGCTACAATCTTATCATGTTCAATGTGATTTTCTACGTGCCCGCCTCCGTGGTCTTTAATAACCTCCACAGGATTTTTATATATGTAAATGGCACATAAAGAGTCTGAAGTTGTAGTCTTACCTTCTCCTACCGGGTCCACAGAAGCGTAATACATACCAAACGTGGGATCTTTTACAGGTCGTTCATAAACGCATATTACCCCTTCTTTGTCTTCTGTCTTCTTAGAAATAGGGAATTCCATTATAGGGATCTTCCTGGAAGTTTTATCTACGATCTTTCCTTCTGCGTTACGGGAAAGCTCCAAATACTCAACCGGATAATCCTTGTCTGAAATACGCTGTAGTTGTTTAGTAATCAGGTGAGGAGGAAACACGCTCACCTTACGCGTGGCAAAAGCTTCTTCTATATTACGGGGCTGCTGTGATATGGATAGTTGATAAGCATCAGGAGCCATATCACGTTTCATTCTTTCAAACTCTACGTCCAAGGCTGCCAAAGCTTCCTCCACTTTAGAGTTACCGTAGTCATCTATATAAGGAGGCATACTCCACTGCTCTGGTATAAAAAGACCTGTAATAGCAATGGTGCCGTCTTTATCCAATAAGTTACTTTCTACACCATAGAACCCGTTTTCTTCCGGGTGCATGATGTATTCCTTCATGGGTTCACACTGATCTAAGTCACCCACGGATCCTGCTGCAATAAATTGACCAGTAATAATATGACCAGACTTAAGTGCAGGTTTAATGAATCCATACGTATCATCCATCTTAGGAGCAATACCTGCTTCCTCGTGAAAGAAATAAGTAACCGGTCCACCGACACCGTTGGTAGGATCTTTTTCAAATGAATATCCGTTAATGGTACTTTTTAATCCTCTAAAGCTATCACGACCATTCACCCTCACCTTAATCTTCTGCTCCCAAGCAAACACCTTATCTGGTTCTGCCGGTCTGTACCAAGCAGTGTGCTCATTTAAAAAGTTTCTATACTCGTTTAGAAATTTCCAGGAGCCTTTCTCATTAATATAGTCTTTCAGAGAAGAACCAATCTTGCAGATGGAACCTGCCTCAAAGACCCACTGGTTAATTAGCTTAGCCATGTGAAAATAAGACGAGGCTATCTGACGTTTCTTTAGAATAATAGCATGCTTATAGTGCAACTCAGCTAAATGCTCGTATAAGGCCATGTGATATTGAGCATCACGCACCTTGGCAAACGCAAACTTTTTTTCCTCCTTGTCGTAAATAGGCAGGAAGTTCAACCACATGTAATAGTCACGAGGAATAAACCATGTGTTACCGTTTCCTTTTACAATAATACCATTACGGCACTTGTTCTTTTGGTCATCCCAGTATGCAATAAAGTCCTTACTCTTAATAGGGGCGTTACAGTAGTATCCCTGTTTCTGAAACTTACGCCCTTCTGCATTGAAGATCCGGGTGGTTTCATCAAACTCATACTGACCTGGTTCTTTGAACAGAAACAACACAAAATCCCGGAACTCCTCCCGGGTATAAAACGTAGTTACACTCCACTGACCGTTGTCGTAAGTAGGAACTTCCTTATAGATGTTACTGCTCACGTGTCAACTGTTCTATTTTACTCAATTCTCCACCTGTCTTTATAATGATCTCTTGAAGAGTGTGTATAGATTTGCTACGAATAACACGGGTATTACTAGAATCACTCCAATAATGCAAATAGTCATCGCGATGAATAGCAGACCACAGCTGAGTGTAAGGGTTAAAATGGAATACAAAATCGTAAAGAGCACTATTAACTCTGTTCTCAGGTTGTGGAATGTTTGTCTCAAGATCTGTGTAAACTTCATTTTTCATAGGGTTGGGTTTAAATGGAGTGCAGTGGGGCCTAGGACCCCTGCGGCTACTGCACGTTTTATCCGCTTTGGCTGTAAGGGGACGGATCGAACGTCCACGCTCTCCGTGGTTCAAAAACCGCTAAGAGAGCACCACCGAGACAGGGTAGCGTGTCTGCCAGTTTCACCACCTTACATTTTCACTGCTAGTGCTAGGTCAAGCAGTTCTTTGTTAATATGTTTAAACTCTGCAGCATAATATAAATCTGCAAGTGGTCTTCCGTATTTGTCTAACTCACGACTTTTGATATACACCTGACCACCCAGCGGTAGCTTGTCTATCAAATATTGTCTTGCTTCTAGTGCTTTAGCACGAATAAGTGGATCCTTACTTGTCAGTTCTGGAGTGTTAATACCATAAAGTCTGCAGGTAGATTTCCACTGAACTGTAAAGCCCAGGTCAATTACTAATTCTACTGTGTCTCCGTCTACGATACGTGTAACAGTTGCTCTGTAGTGATGTAGGTTATTGATCATATGCTAAGTTTTGTCCTCCTCTTACTTGTGATTGTTGTTCTTCCATCAGATCTCTGTACACTCCTTTAAAAGATTGTCTCACCTGGTCAAAGCGTTCAGCTATTCTGAGGATGGCTGTTGCAGATCCGTCACGTCCTGATGTTACTGTTTCGGTTCTCATAAAGTTGGCCATGTTGTCTAAAGCCACCTTGATACCTTCATATGCACGGTATGTTGGTGTTTCGTACAACTGCTTGCATCTTTTTATAGCATGTGTAATTAGTTCATCATCTGTAGAAAAATCTGCATCCACCTCTTGTAAAATAATTTCTTCTTTATCCCGTTCTGGTACATCAAAGAATGGATTAAGATCAGGATTAGGACAAGTCATATAAAACAGATACGCATATATCCGTAAATGTTCATCTGGATATTCATCCATGATGTCTTTTAAAAACTTGAGCGTATAGCAATGTTCTGAAGCTGTAACCTTTCCATTCTGTATATCAAATAATCTAATCATGTTCTTCTAAATGTTATGTTCTTCTTAGCTCTTATGTCCTGGTGTGTAAACTGCCAGAACTCACCGGTGGCATCTATAATCACGGTATAAATAGTGCTTGTTTCATGTCCATAGTCTGTCACCAGCCAAATGATTCCATCACCTTTGGGTGTACTCACTTCTACTCGGTTACTAGGTTCATAAATCATCATAGCTTACCACTGCGTTTTCATCACGTTCACAAAGCTTTTTATAAAGTGTTTTATCCTCACTCCACTCTTGTCCGGTCCACCACTGAAATCCGTAGAAGTCTGACTTATACATGCAGCACTTTTCGTATCCGCCAAGTATGTAAACATGGGTGTAACTAGAAGAAGCTGCTAAAACACATTCGTACATCTGTGCCACCTTACCTAAAGAAAGCTCTGGTTCTTTGTAATCCCATACAAATTGTGTAGCTACCATCACACTATGAAAATGCTCTACGGTAGAATAAGCCTTAATCTTTCCATCAATGTAGTAGCCTATCATGTGTCCAGTAAACAACTGCTCCCATGTAATCGTACGTTTATACCCATGATAGTCACAATACTTTTGATACAAATCACGCAGCTCGGGACTATCTTTAAACTCCTGGTGCAGAGCTGTCACTTTTTTAGCTAGTCTACGGGTAGTTTTGTGCGGTTTGTACTCAGACACGTCTATGCGTACAGATCTCAGATTATACCAATCTCCATCCCAGGGTATCCACCCCTGCTCCAAAGCTTCTTCCGGAGTTTCTCCAGGCTCAAGAACACCGTGTGGCTGGGAGTAGATGAAATCCTGGTCACTCACCTTTCCAAAACCGTTAATATGGTCAAACACTACTCTCATTTATACTCGTATTCTAAGATCTTTCCTACTAGGTCAGATCTATGGTTTTCTTTTAACTTGATCCACTTAATTTCTGGGATCTTTTTAGAAAGTTCAATGGCATAAGACAGTCCGTTGTAGTCATCTTTGATATCCTTCTGCTCATTATCCCCGTTAATAATAATCTTACCGGTTTTACCAAGACGTGTAAGGATAGCCAGCATCTGTGCCTTAGTTAGATTTTGTGCTTCTTCTACAATAAGTACATCATCTATTGTTTTACCACGTATGAACTGCACTGGCATTGCAGTCACTTGTTGTTCACTGACCATCTGGGCCACCCGGTTTTTATCTACACACTTCTGCATGTTCTCAATAAAAGCTTCCAGATATGGGTTAAACTTGTCTTCTAAAGAACCAGGTAAGAGTCCAAGGGAGTTACCCACTTCTATAGTGGCTCTTGTTACAAGAATCTGCTGAATCTGTTTCTGGAATAAAAAGTCCAGGGCCACCTGTGCAGAAACTAAACTCTTACCACATCCTGCTCTTCCTGTAATTACCACCACTTGGTTTTCTCTTATCAACTGTTTGGCTTCTTTCTGTTCTTCATTTAAC